GGTTCGAAAAATACGCAGGTCATTTTGATATAACCCCACCATAGAAGGAAGTGAGATAATGGCAAAGAAAAAAGTACAAGATATAAAAGATTTAAGAAGTGTATTTGAAAAACTAGACAATAATAGAAGCAAATTAGCTTTGTCATTATTAGATAAAGCTGAATTTATGGAAGATACATTAAAAGAGCTACAAGCAAAAGTAAAATTAGATGGAGTAGTTACGGAAATGTGTCAAGGTAATTACAACATTGAAAGAGAAAACCCAGCCTTAAAAAGCTATAACACTACAATAAAAAATTATACAGCTGTAGTTAAACAACTAAACGATATGTTGCCAATAAAAGAAGAAAAGCCTAAAGATGATGGATTTGAAAGTTTTGGTGATGAGTAATGACATATATAGAACAATATTATAAATGGCTACTCAAGAATCCAGAAAAAGCAAATCACAAAGTATTAGTAACATATAAAAAATTAGTAGAAGACTTAAAGAAACCTAAAACGGTTTCTTTTTTTAATGCAATAACAGAAGAACAAGAAAAACACACATACATCTTTGATGAACACAGAGGGAACTTGCCTATTGAATTTATAGAGAGATTTTGCAAACACTCAAAAGGCAAATGGGCAGGACAACCAGTACAATTAGAATTATTTCAAAAGGCTTTTATACAGGCCTTGTTTGGGTTTGTAGATAAGGACACAGGAATACGAAAGTATAAAAAAGGTGCTTTATTTATTGGACGTAAAAATGGAAAATCAACAATGGACTCAGGACTTGCAACATATATGCTAACAAAAGATGGAGAAGGTGGAGCAGAAGTTTATTCTGTGGCGACCAAGAAGGACCAAGCTAAAGTAGTGTGGGACGAGTCTAAAAGAATGATAAAGAAAAGCCCAGCGCTTGCAAAAAGAATACGTTGTTTAGTAGGTGGACTATACTATGATGCAACAGAAAGCTATATGAAAGCATTAGCCAGTGATAGTAATTCACTAGATGGTTTAAATGCTCACTTTGTTATAGCTGACGAAGTTCATGCATGGAAAGATAAAAACTTACTAGACGTAATGTATGACTCAATGAGTGCAAGGGAACAACCTTTACTTTTAGAAACTTCTACAATGGGAACAGTTCGAGAAAGTGTATTTGACAATGAATATGAATACTTTTCAGACATAATAGCTGGATATGAAGACAAGAGTCAAACAGTAGACGAAACAGTATTGCCTATTATATATGAATTAGACAGCTCAGATGAATGGCAAGACGAAAAAAAATGGTACAAAGCAAATCCAGGACTAGGAACAATAAAGAATATAAAAGACTTACGAGACAAAGTAAATAGGGCAAAGAATAATCCAACAGAATTAACTAACTTACTTTGTAAGGATTTTAATATAAGACAAAATGACCAAGACAGATGGATTACATTTGATATAGCAAACAATGAAGAAACTTATGAAATGGAACAAATAGAAGATAACTATGCAGTAGCAGGAGTTGATTTGTCGAGCACAACTGACTTAACTTGTGCAACATTGCTAATTGTAAAAAATGAAAAAAAGTATGTATTACAGCAATACTTTATAGCTTCTGATAGATTAGAGTTTAAGATTAAAGACGACAAGATACCATACGATAAGTGGGAAAAGCGAGGGCTTGTAACAGTATGCGAAGGGGCAAAGGTTGATTATTCAAAAGTAACAGAATGGTTTTTAAGAATGAAAGACGAATATGAAATAGCTCCATTGTGGGTAGGATATGATCCTTGGAACTCTAATTATTGGGTCGATGAAATGAAAGAGCAAGGCTTTGAAATGTTAGAAGTAAGGCAAGGAGCAAAGACAATGAGCAATCCAATGAAACAACTGGAAGCTGATTTGATAGATAAAAAAGTAAATTATAATAATAATCCAGTCCTTAAATGGTGCTTATGTAATACTGCAGTAAAAAGAGATGATAACGATAATATAAGGCCAGTAAAAGGGCAAAAACAAAGAGCAAGAATAGATGGGGCAGTAAGTTTAATAATAGCTTACTGTGTTTTATTTGACAAAATGAATGACTATTTATCATTACAGGAGGGATAAGATGAAGGAGAAACGAAGCCTATTTAATATGGTTTTTGGCAACAAAAAACAAAATGATTTTAAATTTAAAAACATATTGAGATTGTTAAGTGGATATAGTGCTGTATATTCAAATATTAGTGATAATATTGATGAGAATATTATTGCTAAAGAATGCATAGATGCAATAGCTACACATGGTGCAAAAATGTTGCCGAAACATTATCAAGTAAAAAATGGTGTAAAAAGACATATAGAAGGAGATATAAATTATATTCTTGGAATTAGACCTAATAAGTATATGACAGTTTATGATTTCCTATATAAGACATTGAGTCTTTTATATAGTCAGAATAATGAATATATATACATAGATATAGATAAAAATGGATATTTAGCTGGATTATATCCATTAAATCCATTATTTTGTCAGCTTATTGAGTATGAAAATGAAGTTTGGTTAAAATTCCAATTTTTAGATGGCAATGTGTATTATGCAAAATACGATAGAATTATACATCTTAGAAGATTTTACACAAAACATGATTTTTATGGGGACACTAATGATGTTCTACAGAGTTCATTAGAGACTCAAACTGTTGCAGATGATGGTATAAAAAATGCTATAAAAATAAGCACTTCATTAAGAGGTGTTATAAAAGCTTCAAATGCTATGTTAAAAAATAAAGATTTGATAGAACTTAGAGATGACTTTGTAGAGAACATCCTATCAAGCACAAGTGGAATAGGAAGTCTAGATTCAAAGTTTGATTTTAAAGAAATAAATCTAAATCCTATTTTATTAGATAAAGAACAACTAGCACAAGTTAATGGAAATATATATAAATATTTTAGAATTTCAGAGAAAATTTTAGATAGTAGTTTTAATGATGAAGAATGGAATGCATTTTATGAGTCTGTTATTGAACCACTTGCAATACAAATGGAACAGGCTTTTAGAAATGCTATTTTTTCAGAGCAAGCTATTAAAGATGGACACACTATAGAGTTTTCTGTTAATCGTATAAAATATGCTAAAACGGAAACCAAAATAAAACTATTAAAAGAAGTTGGAGTGTTAGGAATAATTAAAGTTGATGAAGGAAGGGAAATCCTTGACTTACCAGCATTAGGTGGAGAAGAAGGAAATAAAAGACTTCAAACATTAAATGTGATAAATAGTAATTTAGCAGATAAATATCAAGGAGGTATAGATAATGGAGAAAGCAATTAAAGAATTGAGAGTAAGTGAATTGAGAGCTTTAGACAATGAAGAAATGGTTGTAGAAGGTTATGCTGCAACTTTTGAAAATGTTACAGATTTAGGATGGTGCAAAGAGGTAATAGATAAAAATGCTTTTAATAATTGTAATATGCAAGATTGCGTGTTTAAGTATAATCATAATGATAATTGCTTAATATTAGCAAGAACAAGAAATCAAAGTTTACAACTAATAGTAGACGATAGAGGCTTAAAAATAAGAGCAAATTTAATTGATACAACTAACAATAAAGACATATACAAGATGATTAAGGCAGGTTTACTAGATAAAATGAGTTTTGCATTTACAGTAGCAAAACAGGAGTGGGATTACACAACAGATACAAGAAGAATATTAGAAATAGATAGATTATTTGATGTTTCTGTAGTTGACATTCCAGCCTACGATTCAACTGAAATATATGCAAGAAACAAAGAAGAGTATCAAGAAGAAAAAGAAAAATACTTGCGAGCAAAAAGTGAAAGAAAAAGGCTAGAATTAAAATTAAATTTATTAAGTTTATAATCTCGAACGAAGAGTGGTGGTAGAACTGCTCTTTTTTGTTGGTAGAAACAAATAGAGTTTTATAGAAGCGGTGGTAGAACTGCTAAAAATTTAAAAGAAAGGAATTAGAAAAATGACAAAACAAGAATTTGAAAAAAGAAAAAATGAGCTAAAAGAAAAATTACAAAATGCGAAGGACGAAGAATTAGAAGAAATCAGAGGTGCTATTGAAGAATTAGAAAAAGCTGAAATAGTGGACGAGCCAGAAGAAAAAACAGAAGCTACTGACGAAGTAGTAGAAGAAAAAGTAGATGAAAGAAGTTTACTTAAAGGTGCTGTAGAAAATCTTGAAAAAAGAGATTTTTCAACAGCAAAAGTTATTGAAAAACCAGAAAAAATTAAGGAGGAAAGAAAAATGGAAGAAAAAGAGTTAATTGAACAAAGAGCAAAAGACTTAAAAGAAGGAAAAGCTGTTAAAGTAGCATTTGATAATGTAGAAGAAAGAACAGTAACAGTAAGTGGTGGAACAATATTAGTTCCAAAAAAATATAAAAACAGCATAGATGAAAGCTTTAATGCTGTATCTGGAATAGTTGATGAATTAAATACTGTTCCATTAAATGGAGGAGAATCTTATTCAGTACCATTTGAGAAAGGCTATGGAGAAGGAAATTACAAAGCAGAAAATGGAGAATATCAAGATATAGATGTTGATACAGACTATGTAGAAACAGGTCGTGCAAAAATTACATCATATATTGAAGTAACAGAAGAAGTTAAAAAGTTACCATCTGCAAATTACTTAGCTTTAATAAGCAAGAGAGTAACAGATGCAATTAAGAAGAAAATAGGTGCACAAGTTATTATTGGTGCAGGAACTTCAAATACAATAAAAGGAATTTATCATGCAGATACAAAAGTATTGCCAACAGGAGACGGAACAGCTGATATTTCTTTACAAAAAATAGATGCAGATACATTAAATGAAATTACTTTCTCTTATGGTGGAGATGAAAATGTTGAAGCACCTCAAACATTAATTCTTTCAAAAGCAGATTTAAAAGAATTTGCAAAAGTAAAAGCAGAAGATGGAAGACCAGTTTATAAAATAACAAAGAGAGGAACAAAAGGAACTATTGCTTATGTTGATGATGGTTTAACAGTACCATTTATAATCAACTCTGCATGCAATTCTTTATCTGCAAGCACTACAACAACAGGTACATATACAATGATTTATGGTTCATTAAGCGATTTCGAATTACCAGTTTTCAGCGATATAGATGTAAAAGAATCAGCAGATTATCAATTCAAAAAAGGTGTAATTGCTTATAGAGCAGATGCAATCGTTGGTGGAACTGTTTCTAAATACAATGGTTTCGTAAGAGTAAAAAAAGCTGCAACAGTTTAGAAAAAGGAGGATAAAGACAAATGACATTTCAAGAAGTAAAGGATTTACAAATATCAAACATAGTATCAAATGTAAGTGAGTTTAAATCACTTGTAAAACAATGCTTATCAATCGTACCTACAGCCACTGCAAAAGATGATGAAATTGTAATGTGGATAAATGCAGGAATAAGTGATATGGTAAGACAAAATATAGATGTTGCTTCAAACATAACAGATGGACTAATTCAAGGTGCGATTGTTATGTTTGTAAAAGGCAACTTTGGATTTGTAGAAGCTAAAGAAAAAGAACTAGCTCAAAAGACTTATACTCAGTTATGTACTAATTTGTCTTTATCTCACAAATATTTATTGGAGGTGGAAATAGATGCGTGATGTAAGTTGCACACTACTTTCTACCTCTATTCAATCTAATTCAATAGGAGTAGAGAAAGAAGTACAAACACAAGTTGAATGTCCAATAATTAAAGTTGAAGATGTTTATGCAAATGAGTTTTACGAAGCAAATGAGCAAGGATTTAAGCCAACTTTAAGACTAAGAATAAGTACTCTAAATTATAATGGAGAGCCAGAGCTTATTTATATGGGAACAACTTATTCTATTATTCGTACACAAGGACCAAAAGCAGATGAACTTATATTAGTTTGTGAAAGGAAAGTAAAAAATGTCTAAAACTATAAAACCAAGTGAGGTACAAAAAGCACTTATAGACTATTTAGAAAATTATGTCGAGGACATACAAGAAGATGTAGAAGAGTCAACAGACATAGTTACTAAAGGAGCTAAACAAGAACTAATCCAAACTAGCCCAAAAAGTGGAATAGCAAGAGATACGAAGTACTACAAAGGTTGGACTATTAAAATTGGAGCAAGAACTCGTAAAAAAAGCTATAAATATACAAAGGTTATTTGGAATAAGACCAACTATCAATTAACTCATTTATTAGAGTTTGGACATGCTACTCGAAATGGTGGAAGAACTAGAGCAATACCTCATATTCGACCAGTAGAGGAGAAGTACAATGTAGAATTTGTTGATTTATTAGAAAAGAAAATAAGGAGGAGTTCAAAATGACATTAGCAGACTTAAAACAAAAATGTGAAGAACAAGGCTTTAAATATGCTTATGGAGTGTTTAAGACTCCTACAGAGCCACCACATCTAATAGCAATATGCAGAGACACAGACAACTTTATGGCAGACAACAAAGTGTATAACAAAGATACACCGATTCAATTAGATTACACTTATACAGACAAAGACATAGAACAACAAAACAAAATAGAAGATATTATTCTCGCAGATGTTGCGTGGAATAAAACAGAGGAAGTTTACTTATCAGACGAAAAAGTTTGGCAGGTAAGCTATTTTTTTGAAATTTAAAGGAGGAAACAAACAATGTCAAAAGTTAATTATGGTATTCAAGATGTTTATGTTGCAAAAATTACAGAGACAAATGGAACTATTTCATATGGAACACCATTTGCAGTTAAAGGAGCAGTTAGTTTAAACATAGACCCAGAAGGTGGGGATGCTACTCCATTTTATGCCGACAACATAGTTTATTTCATGGCACCAGCTGTGAATAATGGATACAGTGGAGATTTAGAAATAGCTATGACGCCGGATGAATTTTTAACACAAATATTAGGACAAGAAAAAGATGAAAATGGAATTGTATACGAAAGTGCTGATGATGTAAATGCAAGATTTGCACTATTATTCCAAGCACAAGGAGATTCTAATAATAGAAGATTTTGTTTTTATGATTGCACAGCTTCAAGACCATCACGTGAAAACTCTACTAAGGAAGACACAATTGAACCGGGGACAGAAACTATAGCAATAACAATGAATCCAAGAACAAGCGACAGAATGGTTAAGTGTTATATAGACGAAACAACAGAAAATAAAACAATTTATGATGCATGGTTCAATTCAGTACATGAGAAAACAGTTTAGGAGGTAATTTATGAAAACAATAACAATTTGCGATAAAGAATTTGAAATAGACTGCAATGCCTTTACAAGGTTTCAATACAAAACTATTTTTGGGAGAGGTATTTTTGCAGATATAAAAACATTAAATGATTTTTCAATTAAACAAGAAAAAGTTAGGAAAGAGCTTTCAAATTTATCAGAAGAAGAACAAGAAACCGAATTAAACTTAATAATGATGGAAAACTTAGATGATTTCATTGATGTAATTGAAAGAATAGCTTACATATTAATTTATACAGCAAATAACAAAATAGGAAGTTTTGAAGACTGGCTAAAAGGAATAACAAAAATAGATTTATCAGCAAGTTGGATTAGTGAGGTAACGGAACTTGCCGTAAACTCCTTTTGTTGATGATGAATTAATTGATGAACTACAAAAATTACCTAAAAACAAAAGTGAAGACAAAGCATTAGAAGAGCATCAGTTTATAGCGAATTGTTTAAAGATAGGACTTCGATTAGAAGACTTAAAAACACTTCAATATAAAGACGTTGCTAAGATAATGCTTTGCTTTGCTGATAAAGACAAAAAAGAGAACAATAGAAGAGCTACACAAGCTGATTGGGATAAATTAGCAGGAAGGAGGTAATAATGGCTGGAAACATTAAGGGAATAATCGTTGAAATAGGAGGAGATACCTCTGGATTACAAAAAGCTTTAAAAGATGTTAATTCAAAGACAGCTAGTTTGAGCAAAGAGCTGAGAGGAATTAACTCTTTGCTGAAATTAGACCCAAAAAACACGGAACTTTTAGCACAAAAACAAACAGTTTTAAAAGAAAATATCAAACAAACGACCAAAAGACTGGAAAATTTAAAAGAAGCACAGCGAAGATTTATAGAGTCTGGAGGAAACTTAAATTCAGCAGAGTATAGAAATTTACAAAGAGAAATAATTAAGACAGAAAGTAACGTAAAACAACTAAAATTAGAAGCTTCAAACTGGACAAAAGTTAGTAGGAGTTTAAGTGAAATAAGCTCTAAAATGAAATCTTTAGGCGATACAATATCAAATATTGGGAGGAATTTAACTACTAAACTGACTGTTCCAATAGTTTCTTTAGGAACACTTGCAACAAAAAGTGCCATTGATTTTGAGTCTGCTTTTGCAGGAGTTGAAAAAACAGTAGATGGAACGGCTGAACAAATGAAAAGCTTAAAACAAGGGATAAAAAACATGGCGAAAGAAATCCCTTCAACTACAGCGGAAATATCGGCGGTAGCAGAAGCAGCAGGACAATTAGGAATCCAAACGGATAATGTGCTAGATTTTACTAAAACAATGATAAATATGGGTAATGCAACAAATTTATCAGCAGATGAAGCAGCAACAACATTAGCCAGATTTGCAAACATAACTAAAATGAGTCAAAAGGATTTTGACAAGTTAGGTTCAGTAATTGTAGCTTTGGGAAATAATTTCGCAACAACAGAAGCAGAGATTTCAGCAATGGGAATGAATTTAGCATCAGCTGGAACACAGGTAGGAATGAGCCAATCTGAAATCATGGCACTTGCCACAGCATTAAGCTCAGTCGGACTTGAAGCACAAGCAGGTGGTACGGCATTTTCAAAAGTAATGGTTAATATGCAATTAGCAGTTGAAAAAGGCGGAAAAAACCTAAAGAATTTTGCATCAGTAGCAGGTATGAGTTCCAAAAATTTTCAAAAGGCATTTAAAGAAGATGCTACGAAGGCAATCATGGCATTTGTTGAGGGACTATCCAAAAGTGGAGAAAGAGGCAAGAGTGCAATAAAAATACTTGATGATATGGACATTAAAGAAACGAGGCTAAGAGATGCTTTATTACGTTCTGCAAATGCAAGCAATATTATGAACAAAGCTATCGAATTAGGAAATAAAGAATGGAAAGAGAATACTGCATTAACGAATGAGGCTAATAAAAGATATGAAACGTTAAAAAGTAAAATACAAATAGCTAAGAATAAATTAACTGATATTGGAATTACATTAGGAAATATTATCATGCCATATGTAGAGAAGTTTATAAATAAAATCTCTGCTTTAACAGAAAAATTCAGTCGATTAAGTCCAAAAACACAAGAAATGATAGTAAAAATTGGAGCAATGGTTGCAGTAATAGGGCCATTACTTCTAATTATAGGAAAAATAATAAGTCTAGGAGGTTCAATAATTGGTGTTTTCTCAAAGGTAACTTCAATAATAGGAGGATTAACAACAGGTACAGGAGCATTAAGCGCAGCAATGACAGTTTTAACTGGTCCGATAGGATTAGTCATAGGAGCAGTAGTTGCAGCAACGGGAGCCTTTGCTTTATTATGGAACAAGAGTGAAACATTTAGAAATTCAATAAAGGAAATAGGCAAATCAATAATTAGAACATACAATGAACACATAAAACCTACTATAAATAATATAAAGGCTATTTTAACTGAGTTATGGAATGGAATTATAAAGCCACTTGCTAGTTACTTATGGAAAAAATTTAGCCCAATAATAGAAGCTGTTTTTGTTACAGCAGGAAAAATTATAGCAGCAGTTTTTGATAAAGTGGCAATTATAATAAAAGGAATAACAGGAGTATTAAAAGGATTAATTCAGTTTATCTCAGGAGTATTTTCAAAAGATTGGAGCAAAGCCTGGGAAGGAGTAAGGAATATATTTGGAAGTGTATTTGAAGGATTAAAAGCCTTATTTAAAGCACCAATAAATTGGATTATATCAGGAATTAATAAGTTTATAAGCGGAATTAATAAAGTAAAAGTTCCAGATTGGGTTCCTGGAGTTGGAGGAAAAGGAATAAATATTCCAATGATACCAAAACTTGCAAAAGGTGGAATAGTTGATGAAGCAACATTGACAATGATAGGCGAAGGAAAATCAGCAGAAGCAGTTATCCCACTTGACAGAACTCTAACTAAATACATGGCAGAAGCAATGAGACAAGCCGGAGGAACAAGAAGTGTAGTAGTAAATTTCTATCCACAAAAAATGACAGAAGCGGAATTAGACAGAGCATTTAACTACATTGATAGACGATTGGGAATGGCATATTAAAGTCAAAATTTGTCGAAAAATGTCATTAAAAAGTAAAAATTAACAGTTGTATTTTAGCGAATATTGTAATATAATTTCTTCTATAAAAATAGAAGGAGGGATATGGTATGCCAAATGAAGAAAAGGGGAAGCCTATTTATAAAAAGTGGTGGTTTTGGGCTATTGTTGCGGCAGTAGTAATACTCATAGGAATAGGTTCATCTGAAAACGAAAATACAATGAAAGAAGTTAGTTCAAACAACACAGTTACAAGTGAGCCTAAAATAAAAAATGTTAAATCAGAAGTTACGGTTGTAGATTTTAGTTCGATGTCAAAGGAAGATATAAAATCGTGGTTTAATCTTAATAAGATAAATGGGAATATTTATGATGAATACTCTGATACAATTGCAAAAGGTAATTTTATTAGCCAAAGTATCGAAGCTAACCAAATTATTCATGAAGGAGATAAAATTAAGGTTACTTTTTCACTAGGAAAGGAACCTACTACTGAACAAAAAAATGCTTTAAAAAAAGCAGAAACATATGCTAAAACCTTGCATATGTCAAAACAAGGAATCTACGACCAACTAACATCAGAATATGGAGAAAAATTTGATAAAGAATCAGCACAGTATGCAATAGACAACCTAACTATAGATTGGAATTTAAATGCATTAGAAAAGGCTAAAACTTATCAAAAAAGCATGAATATGTCTAAAAAGGCTATATATGACCAATTAATATCAGATTATGGAGAGAAGTTTACAACTTCGGAAGCACAATATGCAATAGACCATTTAGAAGAATAAGCACTGACAATCAAGTGTTGATTACACAAATTAAATATAAATAAAAATAACAAATTAAGCATCAGTATAGACTGGTGCTTTTGTTATGCATAAAAATAGATTAAAGGACAGTCGAAAGGCTGTCTTTTATTATGCAAAAAAGGAGAATAAAATGGTAAGAGAATTTAAACTTATAAATGATAAAGGACAAGAATATTCTTTAATGGATATAAAGAATTATTGTTTACTTACAGAACCATCTGGACTTGGATATTCTTACGAAACTGAATATGAACAACTTGGAAACACATTTATAACAAACCTAAGAAGAATGGAACAAGGACAAATTACAGGACAAGTAAATTTCTTAAACTATGATAATTATAAAGCTCTAGTAGATTTTATTGAGCAGTCAGAAAGTTTAAAATTGTCTTACAAAGTTCCTTTAACAGATGGAGTAAAAGAATATTTTAAAGATATTCAGATACAAAACCTAAGTAAAACAGAGATACAGCCCAATGCTGTAATGAGTGAGACAATCGTTTTTGATTGTCTTTCTTTATGGTATGAAGAAAATACTGTAATCTATACAATAGAACCACAAGATAACGAAATTCGTTGGGACTTTACGTGGGACTCTCGTTTTGGAGATTATAGTGCAAGAAACTTATCATATATTAACAAAGGTCATGTTGAAGCACCAATCATAGTAGAAATGAGCGGACAATTAGTAAATCCTAAAATCGAGTTATACATAGATGGAGAACTTTATCAGACAGTAACATTTACAACAACTATAGCAGAGTATGAAAAGCTATTGTATGGAACTAAAGAGAACAACTTCTATATAAATCGACAAAATACAGATGGCACATTAACAAGTTTATTTAATTTAGATGTAATAGACTTTAATAACGATAACGTAATAAGAATACCTAAAAATAAAAGTTGTCAACTTGTATTAACTGCAGACAATAATGTTTTAAACGCACAAGTCAAAATTTTAGCATATTATAAAGCTATTTAGGAGGTGGTTGTATGTGGGGAATGACAATAACATATAACGGACAATCTTATATAGCAACTTATAATGAGCAAACAGGCTATTACGAAGTAAACTTAGAAGCACCACAAACTGGTGGAATTTATCAAGCTGATATTTCTTATAATGACTTTTGGAATGAAAATTATACGGATAATATAGCAATTCAAATATGGGCAAAACAACAAATTAAAATAGATACAGACAAAGTATTTATGTGGATATTTAGTTATGATGACTTCTCAGTTAAAGACATAGTAGAGTTGTCAAATTACGAAATAAACATAGACGAAGAAACAAATGCAAAATCTATAATAAAGGTTCTTAAGAAGACAACAGCTAAAGCAAGAGACATTGTTGCGGTCAAAAAGAATAATGAAGTCATTTACTGGGGAATCATAGACCAAATACAAAACGAAGATGGGACACAACAGTACGAATATACTACAAAGTATATAACAAATTTATTCGACAGAGAAGTCAAACTTGAAAATCAAGAATTAATAAAAACAACTGGAGTAGAAGACTTCTTGGCATATACAATAACAAATAATTATATTTCAAACGCAGATACATTTATAAACTTAAACTGGCTTGAACTTTCGGTTTTAACACATAATCCAAAACAAACTTCTGTAACCAATGTAGAAAATGGGATATACAATTTACATACTTGGATAACGAACTGTACACAGAACTATGATATTGTGTACAGTTTTTCTATTGTGAATAAAAGATTCGTAATAACCATAGAGAACAAGACATACGAGAAAGAGTTAATAGACACGCAAGCGCAAGCCATATCGAACTATACGGAAGTATTTGAAACGGATGTAGTAAGCAAAGTAACTGTGTTGTATGACAAAGTAAATGACGCCAACAATCCAGGAGAATATACACTTTACTTGTTAAACGATAGAAGCACAACATCAGATAGGACAAATCCTAATCGTGCAGATGGGAAAGTCGATATGATCTATACGGAGAATTACGAAGATGCAAATCAAGAAGCATTGAATGTAATGAAGGCAAATTCGTATAATCACAATATTACATTTGATTTATATGACAGATACATTAAAGTAGGAACACCAATAGCGGTAAAAACAAAAGAGTCTATTATTTATAATTCTTATATATCAGCAGTAAAGATAACACCTAAAAAATTTTATGAGTACATTTGTGGAAATATAAGAATTAAATTTATAGATAAATTATTAAAAGAGAGGAGCAAGTAATATGTTAAAAGGACAGGTTTTTAGTAGGCAATTATTTGAAAATCAAATATTTGCACTATTTATAGATACCTTTTTAAATGGGAACGATGGAGTAGCTAGTAACTATGCTAATGAGATGGCTTTATCTTATTCAGGAAGCGATATTACGATAGATAGTGGAGCCGTTTGCATCCAAGGAAGATTTTTAAACGAAGATACTTCAACAACTCTTTCGGCAGGAACAGACACAATGTATTGTAAGCTGGTAATTGAGATAGATTTAGACAAGACAAATACAGAAAGCGAGTTTAAACAAGCATCTTATAAGATAGTAAAATCAGCAAATTCTTATCCAGCATTAACACAAACAAACATAGTTAAGAATAATGCAGGAGTATATCAATACGAACTTGCAAGATTTAGAACTTCAGCAAATGGAATAAGCGATTTCCAAGATATGAGAACATTCTTAGATTTTGAAAGTATATATTCAAAGATAACAAGTGATTATGAAACCGTATTAAATCAACTTCAAAATGAATTGGAAGGAGTAAAAACACAAGAGAATGTAGCATTGAGAAGTGATTTTAGAAAATTACAAGCTACAATAAATGCACCACTTGACATACATGAAGGGGTTGCTTTTATTTCATATCCTTATGGGTTTAATCAAAATAATACTATTCTAATCAATGCATGCATTATAGAAAATGGAAATTACAAGTTTAATGCAATGCAAAATTTAAGCACAGTACAATTAAATGAAAATGGAATTTTTATAAATTACAATGACCAAACACAAGATGTAACAGGGAAAATTGTAGAAATAACTATCATGAAAAAATAGGTGATTTTATATGCAAAAAATAACAGAAAAAATATTAGAGCCATCTCGAATAGAGACAGGCTCTAATTTTAAATTAAAAATAAAAGCTATACGATATGCAACTTATAGAGAAGTTAAAGACAGATTAACTTATACAACTATTGAAGATTATCAGTATAGTCAATTGAAAGGAGAATGATAATGGCAACAACAGAAAAAGGAATTTATTATCCAGCAGATTACGACGAAGTTGCAGACATACCAGATGACATGAAAAAAATGGCTGAAAGTATTGATGACGTAATAGAGCATGACAGAGGACTTGTAGATGAATTTGTAGAAGAAACAAATCAGAAAATAGAAACAATACAAGCCGAGCAAACCACACAGAACGAAAACATCCAAGAAAACACAGACAACATAGAAGCCCTAACAGCCAAACACAACGCAGAAGTAGCAGAACTACAAGAACAACTAGACATGGCAGCAGACCTAATCCCAACAGGAGACGCAAGTGGCAGTGATATAACCCTAAGTGATAGTGCAAGGTATTACTTTAAGAAAATAGTACCTGGAGGAAAGAGTGAGCAGGAACAGTATAAAGGGCAACAACTATACAATGTCAGAGATATTGCCAATATGGGAAGTTATACAGTAGATAAAGACGATTGGCTATCATTGATAAATTGGGCTGGACCAGGAAATGCAAATTATTTTACCCGTAATTTGAACTTAGAAGCATCTACTACTTATTCAATAATATTAGAAGTAAAATCAATTAGTGGAACTGGAAAATTATATATATATACCACTTATCAAAATGGTGGACAATTCCCAGGCAATAAGGTTATTGATTTTTCAAACCTTACTGCTGGACAAAAATATGTATATAAAGAGACAACTAAAGAAGATTTGTCAGAAGTCACAAGTGGGTTAAGAACATATATAACTACAACAGATAGTGCTTCTATTGTATTTAGAATATCAGTTATAGCAGATACAACAGTAACGGCAGACACATTCAATTACGAACCATACACAGGTGGGCAACCCGCCCCAAACCCAAACTACGAAAGTCCTATTAAAAATGTAACAGGTAATGTAGAGGTTAAGGTAGAGAATCAAGAGAATATAATACCAACAAAAATTGATGAGTGGGAACAAGGTACAATTACTGCTTCTAATGGTAATTTACAAGATTCAACTACAAGAATTAGAACAAAGAAATTTATAGAATTAAAAAGTCATAAATATTATGGTAAAATCCAAAATCAAGATTATTGTTTCCTAAATGTTATGTTTTATAATGAAAATGAAACTTATTTAGGAAGTTATGATGCTAATGTTTCAGTTATAAACGGAGAAAGTGAAATAGTATTAAATTTTCCTACTAATGTTTATAAGATAAAAGTTCTTATACGCAATAAAAATAATACAACAGATATTATACCTTCAGAAATTTTAGCAATTAAGCCATTAATTGTAGAAGATTATGATAATTACGAAGAACAAACAGCCATCTTCCCACTAGAAGAAGGACAGAGACTACACAAAAATGATACTATTGAAGACAAGATAGTGCAGAAGAGAAAGACGATAGTATTTGATGGAACGGAAAATTGGAGTTTATTCTTTTCTACACAGGGAATTTTTACACGAAGTTTATCTAATGTTGCTGTTAATAGTGCAACCACGAAAAATGTAATATCTAATTATTTTATAGGGACAAATAGAAATTATATACGATATAATTTAGCAACTGCTGATAACTTAATTTCTTGTTTTGGTGCAGAATTAACAATAGCAAATAAATCAATTACTACTGCTGCTGATTTTAAAGCATGGGTTGCTGAAAAGTATGCAAATGGTACACCATTAACAATAGAATACGAACTAGCCGAACCTATCGAAACAGAATTTACAGAAGCCCAAAGAACAGCAAAAGCACAAATAGATAAGCTATATTCATACAAAGGCACAACCTACATAACAAGTAATGCTAATTTAGATGTTACATATAGAAAAGACCTTGAAACAATAATAGATAATTTAAGCAACGCAATAGTTGCACAAGGAGGAATATAAAATGAATGAATTTTTAAGAAATTTTGTAATGAAAACAATAAGAAAAATGATAGCAACTTCATCTGTACCTGAATGGGAAGTAAGAGAGTATGCTTTAAATTGGTATAGCAAAAGAGTATTAACAGAAGAAGACTTAATGGAAATAGAAGAAGCATATAAAAAAGAAGAGCCAGTAGAACCTGAACAGCTTGATACAGAAGTGGACAGTACTGAACAGATAGAGGAAACAAATGAAGAAGTCTCAGAAAGTGAGGAATAAGAATGCCAGAAATATTAAAAATAATATTAAATTGGGGAATACCTGTAATTCTAACACGGAATTACAGGTTTTATTTGTAAAGAACTACAAGAAAACAAGAAATCAAATCAAGCAATGAAGGCAAGTATGCTTTCTTTAATAAGAAGTCAAATAGTTAGCAAATGTGAAAACTATCTAAAAGAAGGCTATTTGCCAGAGTATGCAAGATATTGCCTAGAAGATTTATTCAAACAATATATAGCTTTAGGAGGGAACCACGGAGTTGAAGTATTAGTTAATAAATGTTTCAACTTACCTCCATCAAAGCTGGAGAAGGGAGAATAAATATGAAATTAAATAACAAAGTTTATGACGTTTTAAAATGGGTAGCTTTGTTGTTACTACCAGCATTAGCTACTTTTTATGGAATAGTAGGTAAGACTTGGGAGCTTCCTTATGTAGAACAAGTAGTAGTTACTATTAATGCTTTAGGTGTATTTATAGGAGCCGTTATTGGATTATCTACAGCAACTTATAACAAGGAGGGAAAGTAAATGAATATAATAAAAACAAATCTACAATTTAATTCTAATTATACTACAAGAGCAATATCAAGTATGAAAAGAATAATATTACATAACAGTGGAGTAAGTGTGCTACAATCAGTAGAAACAATACATAACTACCATAAAAATACAAGAGGATATGCAGGGATAGGCTACCACCTCTATGTAAGAAAAGATGGATCTATTTATGAAGGTAGACCATTAGAAATGGTGGGGGCTCATGCATACGGTTCAAATAGCGACAGTATTGGAATATGTGCTGAAGGAAATTTCAATGAAGAAACAATGTCAGACATACAAAAGAACGCACTAAAAGAATTAGTATCATACCTAAAAGAAAAATACAACATATCAGTAGTGCAAGGTCATAAAGAAGTATGTAACACATCTTGCCCTGGTGCAAATTATCCTCTAGATGAAATAAAAAATGCAGTTGTAGAGAAAGCTCCAGTACAAACAACAAAATCAGTAGTAGATTTAGCAAATGAAGTAATTGCAGGTAAATGGGGAGTAGGAGAAGCAAGGAAACAAGCTTTAGGTTCTTTATATAATGAAGTACAAGCTAAAGTAAATGAAATTTTACTAGGAAGCAAACCAACTCCAACAAAGAAGTCTAATGAACAAATAGCAGATGAAGTTATAGTAGGCAAATGGGGAAATGGACAAGATAGAAAGACAAGATTAACAAATGCAGGTTATGATTATAATGCTATTCAAAAAATAGTAAATAGAAAGTTAAGATAAGCAAAAGAGCAGTGCATTAAGTTGTACTGCTCTTTTTTTTGATTTTTTCAGAAGAAGTATAACCACAATCGTAACAAACATAATCTCCAGTCTGTGCTCCAAGCTCATATTCTTTCCCTGTGTTTTCATGATTACATTCTTCTGGTTTAAATCTATATTTCATATAAAACACCTCCTAATAATATTATACGTTTTCTAAAGTATTTTCTTTATAAAAATAATTATAAATATGAGCCATATAACTTGTTACCTAGAAAATAAAAAAGGCTTATTTTGCGTTCTCGAGGGTCGGATTTTAGTTGATATTTCAAGAAAAATTGTGATTTTAGCGTATTTGCAATTTGTGAATTTTTGTGGTATAATATTGACAGATAGAAAAAGAAATGTTACAATTTCATAACAAATATTACATTTATGAAATATTTATGAATAATCTTGACACAAATGAGTAAATTATTATATATAATAAATATAAAACGAGCAAGGGGCAGAGCCCTTACTCATCCGTTGTATTGGACTGGTTGATATTTGCTGTAGCTGGGCTTATATCAACTTTTTCTTTGCTCAAATGGACCTGATATCTAAGGACACCGAACTACGCCTACCAAGATGGTAAAGCAAAGAATTACAAAACCAATTCCTATGAATTTTTCCATAGTTTTTCCTCCCTTCTTTTGTATTTGCAATCAACCGTCTTGCGAAAGTTGAGTGCATAAACTAGTAGTCGAGGCTCTATTAGTATCAACTACTAATTTATGCACCCAACCGAAAGGAGTTTAACAACTTGCGTATATAATATCAAAAACAATTTACATAGTCAAGACTTTTTTCATCAAAAACTCCAGCTCTCATTCGACAAATTTCACGATACAATACACATAAAACCTGCTATAATATAATAGAGGTGGTTGTTATGAACGATTACGAAAAAAGCATACAAGCACTAAAGGAATATGACTGCAAGTTATCAGTAAAAGAATGGAATAGAATAGCAAATGAATATGGATACTTGTCAGCTAAAAGCTTAACCAGATTAAGTGGGAAAAACTATAGCAAACTAAATGATGAAATAAGGTCTTGACAAATAAAAATATTTACTATATAGTAAATATGAACTTTATTTGTTCAAAATTTCGACATGTATGGAGCCTTCGGGCTCTTTTTAATTGTCAACAATTTAAGAATAAAATGTGGAAAAGTAATGACTATTTTAATCAAAAGATTTAAAGATTTTAATGCAATTTTTAATGCAACGCCAAAGAAAAGTTATAAAAAAATATGAGAAACTATAAAAAGTGGGGTATGTTAAGAACCTCTAAAAGCATTGAAAATAGTAGATTATAAGAAATTATAAAAAACAAAGAGAAAATATAAAAAGTTGCTTGTAGTCCACCTCGACCATTTTAAGAAAACTCTGTATCTATTGAAAAATATAGAATACAGAGTTTTTTATTTATCAAAATAATGCAATTTTAATGCAACTAGATATTTTCTATATATTTAATGTAATTGTTTAATGCATCTTCTTTAAACTTATTAAAAACAGTAGTATAAGTATTTAAAGTAATAGAAATATCTTTATGCCCTAATAATTTTTGAAGAACAGGAGCGGGCACTCCAGCTTCAATACAACGTGTTGCGTAAGTATGTCTTAGCATATGAGTATTAACAGTACTTGTTTTTAAATTAACAATAATATCTTTTCCATTTAAGTCTTTACCTTTTTTCTTTTTTACAGTTATAACTTTTATATCTGCATTTTTACATATCTTTTTAAATTGAGTGTTTATTGTATTATGTGCTATAACACCTCCGTTAGAATGACAGAATAAGAGATTATTTTTGTTAGGAATATAGTTTGCAATACTGTCCCTTAAAATAGGCTCTAAAATAGATGTAATAGGAATTTGACGATTTGAATTATATGTTTTTGTTGTTTGTCCAACTTTAATTTTGCCTAACTTATTTTTAGTTAAAGTATTATCTATATTTATTGTTTTATTTTTAAAGTCAATGTCTTCTGGTTGCAGAGCTAGAATTTCTCCAATTCTCATTCCTGTATGTAATGCTATTAAAAATATATTTTTATATTGCTCATTTTCTAATTGTTTTACAAATGCTTTTTGTTCTTCTATAGTTAAAGCTTCCACTTCTTTATCTTGTTTATCTGATTTCGGTTTAATAACATTTATAAGTGGATTTTTTACAATAATATCTCTCTTAATTGCTTCTGTAAATATGTTATTTAGCATCTGATATATTTTATTTATGTATGAGTTTGATAATTCTTTTTTACCATTAATAAAATCTTGCAAGTCCATAGAAGAAATTTTTTGTATTTCTATATCAGCAATATCACTATTCTTTATGTGATTAAAAGTTCCCATAGCTCTACTGTATGTTGATTCAGTAATTATATTTGCATTAAATTTATTATCAATAATTTGTTGTCCTAACATTTCAATAGTAATATCATTTTTATCTATAAAAGTCTTATTTTGTACTTCTGCAAGTTTCTGGGTAATCTTTTCTTTGACTTCCTTACGAGTATTACCATATACAGACTGTCTATTTAATTTACCGTTTGCTTTTCTTCCAGCAGTAAATTGACCAACCCATTTATTTAGTTTTTCACTATAATATATTGTTCCTTCTCCGTTTCCACGTTTAGCCATAAAAACCTCCTTAAACAAAATTTTGGTACTTGTATAAGGATTTTTATTGTTGTATAATAAATACACAAAAAGAACTGCTTATACAAGTAGTTAGGGAATAGATAATGTATGCCTCGCCAAAGTCAGTACATTATCTATTTTTTAGTTAAAAATTGTCTATAATTTTTCAAATACCATAGTTGCTTGTATTCTATCTCCACCAAGCCAGCCTGTACTATTTCCAGATGCAGTAGAAATAGTATGTAATCGGTAGCCTTTAGCAGCTTGATCATTTATTACCTTTTCTAACTGAGTTAAATTACCTGAACCTGTGCCAAATAATTTCTCTTTTAAAGTAACCTGTAGTACCACATATTGCATATTTACACCTCCCTTTATTTCATTTCAAATTTCCCTATATATTTACCTATGACTTTAATAGGTGTATTCTTATCATATACTTGCACTTGAAAACTGCTATCATCCGACATAGGCTCTAATACAACTAAGTCTCCTTGTTTGCTAAATTTCTTAAGAGTAGCATCAAATCCATTAACTAACACTACTGCAATTTCTCCATTCTCTACCCAGTCTGTTCTACGAATAAGAGCATAAGAGCCATTTTGTACGACTTTATTCATACTCTCTCCATTTACACGAAGGAAAAAGCATTCTTCTGGATCTACTATGTCCATTAGTGAAGGGTCAATAGGTAATCTTCCTTCAATACATTCTTCAGCCCAATTAGGGACACCTGCACTTATCTGTCCGTAAACAGGGCACATATAAATTTTTTTAGACTTGTTGGAATTATATTTATAATCTTCAAGAACATTTTGATTATGCCCAAATTTATGAGAAGCCATTTTTAGATATATTTCATTTTGCATTTCATTTAGATCATTACAATATTCTATAAACAACTGAATTTTGTCAATTATCTTATTTTTTGATTTTTCGCTAATCCAATCGATACCCTCAAAGTATGAATTAATCATATTTCGAATTTCATCCGATTCCATGTTTTCTGTATTAGGAGGGAATATATCTATTATTGTGTCGTAAACCTCAGTTTCTTTTGCAGAAAGATGAATGCTTGCTAACTCATTTAAATATTGCTTTTCCACTTCGTCACGTAAACTTTCTAAATTAACAATATCTAAAGAAATATCAGTATAACCACATATTTTCATCAATTCATTGTAATTAACTAAACCATTAGAAGCCTTTGACAACTTCATTAAGATATTTGGTTTTGGCGGATTATCTAATTTCATATTCATATACTGAGAAAGATATGTTCTATTAATTCCAGATTTTTTTGAAAAATCTCTTTGATTCTCATAAGTGTCGGAAATATTTTTTATTATTTGTGCAAATTTTACTTTATCAAACATAAATTTAAATCCTCCTAAAATAGCCTAAATATAGTATAAATCAACGGTTCAAAAAAGTCAACAAAAATGTTAAAAAAAATTTACCAAAACTATTGACTTATAAAAAATAATTTTGTATAATGCAAATGGTTAGAAAAAATTAACCAAAAGAAAGGAAGTGAAAAAATGGGAATAAATATAGAAGCATTAACTAGACTACTAAATGACAGATTTGAGGGAAATCAAGCAAAAATGGCACGAGTACTAGGAATTAGCCGACATCAATTAAATGAAGTATTTAAAAGTGGAAAATGTGCAGGCAAAAAAATAATTGGTTCTGTAATTAAATATTGCGATATAAATGAATTAGATTTTCATGAATATATTTTTTTATCATAAATGGTTAAAAAAAATTAACAAAAGAAAGGAGACAAAAGTTAATGAAACTAATTAAAAATCCAGAGTTTGATTTATATGAAAAAGGAAATCAAATATATTGCGATAGTTTACAAGTAGCAGAGTCATTTAATAAAAGACATTCTTACATACTAGATATAATTGCAAAATTGACTGAACCGAAAAATGGGTTGAGTGAAAATTTTATACAAACTAATTTTAGTTTAAGTAATTATAAAGATTTTAGTGGAAAACAAAACAAGATGTATTTATTAACTAAAGACGGTTTTGCAATGATAGTAATGGGCTTTACTGGAAAGAAAGCATTAAGGTTTAAAGAAGAATACATAAAACGATTTGATTTAATGGAAAAATTTATACAATCTCTACAAACTGCAAAATTAGAATTTCCAGAGTTCACAGATGCAATAATGAATGCTCATGAAGAACCTAAAAATTATCATTTTAGCAATGAAATAAACATGATAAATAAGATTGTTTTAGGAGTAAATGCAAAGCAATTTAAAGAACAAAATGGAATAGATGAAACAGTAAATTCGATTAGACCTTATCTAACACAGGGACAAATTAAGGCAATAGAAACACTACAAAGATTTGACATAGGACTAATTACTATGGAAGAAGATTATAAAAAAAGAAAAGAAATTTTAACTAATTACTATTTAAAGTTAATAGATAAAAAGTTAATAGCGTAAGGAGGATAAACAATGCAAGAAAAAAAATCAACGATAACGTATCAGGATTTGCCAGATACAATAACACCTTTTGACTATGCAGACTGGAGAGGCTGTGGAGAGAGCAAAGCCCGAGAAATATTCAATGCACAAGGGTTCCCAAGAATAAAAGGTGTTGGAGTAAAACAGTTGGCAGATAAAAGAGCAGTTCTTTTATATGATTTAGGACTAAACGAAGAGGACAAGCAAACAGTTCTCAAAGAAATAGCAAGAACAATATTAGAAAAGGAGATGATAACAAATGAGTAAGAAAGAAAAACAAGCATACAGAAGAGGAATTATAGAGACACTTGAAACAATAGCAGTAGTAGGATTTTATGTAGGTATTTTTCTAGGCTTTATGGCTAGATAAATAAATTTAATTAGGAAGGAGGAATAAGAATGGGAGCATTTTTTATAGGAGTACTTGTTGGAGGAACATCAGGAGTTTTGCTAATGTCATTGGTTGCAACAAATAGAATAAACGAACTACAAGAAGACCTAGCAACTCAAATAAAGCTAAGAAAAAATAGAGACAAATTTATAGAAAATCAAATGAAAACCACTTTAAAACAAAAAAACAGAATAACAGACTTAGAAAACAATGTTGAATTTTTATTTAACAATTTATCAGTACAAAAAAAGAAGATAGTTACTAACGGCAAATCAGCTAACTAACTTCTAACAAAAGAAAATACAAAAATATTCTTTATGCTTATATTGTAGCACAAGAGAAAGGAAAAATCAAGTGGAAGATATTGAATACAACTATACATGTTATATGTATGACAATTATTACAGAAAACCTTTCAATGCAGAAGCTTATGAAGAGTATCTAGCAGAGAAAGAAGATGAAATGGAGGAATACTATGAGTAATTTAAGCTTATATCAAATTACAAATAAATTCGCAGAAATAATGGACAAGGCAGAGAGTGGAGAGCTAACAGAAGAAGAATACAACCAATTAGGCACAGAGTTAGCACAAGAACTACAAAGCAAGAGTTCAAACATAATAGCTTATATAAAAAATAGCGAATATTTGTTAGACAGTATAAAAGCAGAAAAGAAAAGACTAGACGACATGGAGAAACTTGGAAATAAAAAACTGGAGAAGTTTAAACAATATGTATTAGACAATATGCAAAAGTTAGAAATTAAAGAAATTCCAACAGAATTAGGCAAGATGACAATAGCGAAGAATCCAATGTCAGTAGAAATAGAAGACGAAACTGAAATACCTAATGAATTTAAAAAGGTAGTAGTAACTACTCAAATTGATAAAACAGCTATAAAAAATCATTTTAAAGAAACTGGAGAAGTAGTAGCTGGAGTAAATATTGTAGATGACAAAATTAGTTTAAGAATAAAGTAGGAGGATTTGAAGATGAATGAAGTAAATGCATTAAGCATTATAGAAACAGTAGATATAGATAATATATCAAACACAATGAATAAAATAGCACAAATGCAAGCAGTAGTGCAAAAGACTTTAAAGCAAGGTCATGATTTTGGAGAAGTACCAGGAACAAGTAAACCAACATTATTAAAACCAGGAGGAGAAAAAATCTGTATGCTATTTGGCTTAAATCCAGAATATGAATTTTTACAAGTAACAGAAGACTACGACAAAGAGTTCTTTTCATACAACATTAGATGCACATTATTTAGAAATGGACAACCTGTGGCACAAGGTGTAGGAAGTTGCAACAGCAAAGAAAAGAAATACAGATACATAAATGTAGATACTATTCCAGAGAATTATATGGGAGCAAGTGAAAGCTATACAGACAAATATGGAAGAACAAAGTACAAAATAAACAATCCTGACATTTGCAGTTTAGTAAATACAATTTTAAAAATGGCAAAGAAAAGAGCATTTATAGATGCAGTATTACAAGTAGCAAGTTTAAGTGAAGTATTTACACAAGACCTTGAAGACATGGGGGATTTAATACAACAAGAAACAGACAATAGCACAATGACATTAGAGCAAGCTACAGCAATAAAATTAAGTTTTGGTAAATACAAAGGAACAACATTAGGGGAGCTTGTAAAACAAGACGGACAATATTGCGACTGGTTATTCAGCAAGAATGAGAAAACAGACCCAGTTATTAAAAAGGCATTAGGAATTATATTAAAAGCAATACAAGAAGCAAAAAGCAAAGAAACGGACAAAGCAATTGAAGAAGTAAAACAAGAAGAAAAGACAGAAAATGAAATAAAAGAAGAACAAGAATATGTAGATCCATTCAATGAAACAATCGAGTAGGTGGTTATATGCAAACAACGGCAATTATAACAGATATAAATATAGACTATAACACAAAAAAGCCTAAGATAACATTACTACTAGACCAACGAGAATCAATTTCTAGTCTTGAAGAAATAAAAGACAACAAGTTATCTGTTGAAATAAAGAAATATCGTAAATCAAGGAGTTTAGACGCAAACAAATACTTTTGGAAATTGTTACAGGAAATATGTGAAGCAACAAATTTAGATACTATAGAAGATTATAAACGACGAGTAAAAGAGCTAGGAATATTTAGGCAATTTAAAATAATGGCACAAGACGTAAAGACTTTTGAAAAAATATGGACTGAAAGGGGAATAGCTTGGTTTTGTGAAATAGCTGATACAGAATACATAGCAAATACAGAATTTAAGATAATAAATGCTTATTATGGTTCGAGTTCTTACAATACTAAACAAATGAGTAGATTAATAGACAATTTAGTTCAAGATTGCAAAGCAGTAGGAATAGAGACAAAAACTCCAGCGGAGATAAAAGCATTATTAGAAAGTTGGGATAAGAAATGATAACAACAGACTTATCAAACAGTTTCCACCCAGTACCAAAAAGTCCTTGCAAAAATGTGAAAGAAACATCAAAAAGTGGTTCAAAAAATGTGATAAGGAAGAAAAGCAGTAAGTTAGCAAAGCTAGAGAAGAACAGATTCAGCATAATAACAAAGAAGTTAGATATTTGTTATATATGTAAACAGAACAAAAAAGAAGATTGGCACGAAGTCATAGAAGGCAAAAACAGGCAAGTTAGTATGAAGTATGGATTAGTAATACCAATTTGTAGAAAATGTCACAAAATAGTGACAAATGATAAAACTTTACAAGAAAAATTGCATAAAGTTGGACAAAAAGCATTTGAAAAGCATTACAAATCGGAGAACTTTTTGCAAGTGTTTCGGCAAAAATTATTTATAGATACAACAGAGGTTAGACAAAATTTAATTGTTTAACCTCTTATTTTACGAAAGGAGAAAGCAAGTGGCAAAGGATAGTTTTATATTGTATTTAGACCAACAAGAAATATTTGAAATGTTGACAGATGAACAAGCTGGTCAATTAATAAAAAATATATTTCAATATGAACGCTCTGGACAAATGCCAAAGATGGACAAATTTTTAAATCTAGCCTTTGTTCCTATAATGCAAGCACTAGATAAAAACAGAAGAAAATACGAAGAAAAATGCAAAAAAAATAAAGAAAATATTGAAATACGATGGAATAAACAAAATACAAACGTATACGAACGTAAAAAACGAAATACGAATTATACCGATAATGATAATGAATATGATAATGATAATGACAATGACAGTGATAAAAAAGAAAAAAATAAAAAAAGAAAAACCTTTGAAGATATTTTCAACGAAAACTCATTTAGCGAAGAATTAAAAAACACATTGAAAGATTTTATAGATATGCGAAAGACCATAAAAAAGCCCATGACTTCAAAAGCCTTAGAGTTGTTGCTTAGAAACTTGGAAAAGTTGACGAACTTAGAGGAAGAAAAGATTGCAATATTAAATCAATCTATTGAACATGGTTGGCAAACTGTATATCCATTAAAAAAATACACCTCTTCAACAAATGAGAAAGGCGGAATGAATGACTTCAAAGAGTTATGGGAGGAGGCAAGAAGAGAAGATGAACAAGCAGGAAACAGTTCAAGTAATAACTCTTTTAGCTGGTAATTATGACAGCATTGCAAAGAAAGATGCTACACAAAAACAATTAATGATTAATACATGGCTAGAGTGTTTAGGAGACTTAGATTACAAGCTAGTATTGCAAGCAGTGAAGAAAACAATAATTGAAAGCCCTTATCCTCCAACAATACATGACATAAGAAAAAATGCTGTGGAAATGATAAATCCATCTACAAAAAGAACAGGAATAGAAGCATGGAAAGAAGCTTATGACATGATTTGCAGTGGACTTTATATGACACAAGAACAATTTGAAATGGCAAGCCCAGAAGTGAAGAAGTTCTTTGGAAATGTAAGACAAGTAAAAGAATTAGCACAAACAGACACAGATACTGTAAATACAGTAACCAAAGGGCAATTCTTAAAACAATACGAGGTTATAGTAAGCAGAGAAAAAGAACAAAAATTATTGCCTCAAAAAATGCAAGAGTTCATAGGACAACTTGCAGAGAAAATGAGTGTAAAACAGTTAGGAGAGTGAAACGAATGAGTATATTAACGATTATGAACAGACATGAAAGCAATGAAAAAACAGAAGAAGCAAGACCAATATTGTACACAAGAGTATTAGCAATATTGAGTGAAGGAATAAGCTTAACAGCGAATGAAATAGCAAAAAGGATAAATAAGAATTGGACAAGACAGAACGTACAGCCTAGACTAAATGAATTAAGAGATAAATATGGAATAGTAGAGGAAGATGGTAAGAAATACGATACAGAGACTAACAGGAATGTAACAGCATATAAACTGGTTGAAGAGAACATGAATCATATTCCCAGATTGGACTAGCCTATGAAATACCCAGAATTAAAAGGACTATGTAAAAACTGTTTAGGCTGTAACAGATTAGAAATACAAAACTATGTAGGAACATATCAATGCAGTAATTACGTAGACGGAACTAAAAAAGAAAATTTAGGAGTACAGGTAAGCTTGAAAAATTGGAGGGAAAAAGATGAACAAGGTAATAAGTAGAGAATACGTAGAAAACAATTATATTCACAAAGATAAAATAAAAGAAGCAATAAAAGAATTGCAAGAGCTAATGGAGAAAGACGAAGTTGATGAATTTGGAAATCATTCTATAGGTTGGGCAGCATTAGATTATGTGATTGATTATATGAATAATAAATTTTTGGAGGAAACAAAAGATGAAAATAGTAATACCGCTGTTATGCAGGAGCAAAAAGAACAGTCAACAAATTTTAATAAATAGTAAAACACATAGACCATTCGTAGCACAAAGTAAACTATATAAAGAATTTGAGCAAGACTGTGGCTATTTCTTGAGTAAATATAAAACCAATATAGATTATCCAGTAAATATAAAATGCACGTTCTATGTACCAGATAAACGAAAAAGGGACTTAACTAATTTAGAAAATGCAATAGCAGATATATTAGTTAAATACAAGGTAATAGCAGATGACAATTATAACATAATACAAAGTTGGGACGGTTCAAGAATAATTTACCAAAAGGGTAGAGAAGAAACAATAATCGAGCTGGAGGAATTGTAAATGCAAGACATAACAATAAAAGGAGTAAAAATACAATATGATAAAACTAATGTAAGAATAATAGACTCATATAAAGTAAAAGAAAAAGATATGAAAGACATATTATTTTGGTTTCTATTCAAAACAGGGTACGAAAGTAAAAGAGATATTGACAGTTGGTTAAAAGAATGGAAAGCACATAACAGATTATATAAACTAGGATTATACAGAAGCCATACAGTCGATTGTGATTTGGAAGAAAAAGAGGCTTGGTGGAGACTGTTCGTTTATTCAATAATAGGGAGATTTTAGGATAATGGAAATTGAATTAACAAATGAAATAAAAAACGAATTTGATAACTATTTAATAGACTTAGAAGAAAGCGATAACACTATTAAGCAATATAAATACAGTTTAAAGACATATGAAAATGAAGTTGGAAAAATCATTAATAAACAGAATTTAAAAAAATATAAAGAAATACTATTAAGCAAAAGAAAACCAAAAACTGTAAATGTAAGAATTGCAGGAATTATAAAATTTATAAAATTCTATGCTGATTATAAAAAAGACAAAAGATATGAAGAAATAATTATTAAAAATGTAAAAATGCAAAATAAAACATATCTAAATAATGTTATATCCTTAGAAGAATTTAAAGAAATGTATGAACACGCAAAAAATACTAAAAGAGAAAGATATTATTACATAATAAAATTTATGGGGTACACGGGAGCAAGAATAAGTGAAGTTATAAAACTAGATGTAAAAAGTGTTGACAATGGCTATATGGAAATTATTTCAAAAGGCTCTAAATTTAGAAGAATATATATTCCAAAAGAGTTTCAAATAGAGTTGTTAGACTGGATTAGAGAGAAAAATATTGAAAATAAATTATTCAATATAACATCTCGTGGAATTAGTGGGACATTGAAAAAAATAGCGAAAGAATTGAATATTGATACGAAAAAAGTGCATCCACATTCATTCAGACATATGTTTGCAATTAATTTTTTAAAAAACAACAAAGATATAACATTACTAGCAGATTTATTAGGACATTCAAATTTAGATACAACAAAAATATATTTACGAAGAACTGAAGAAGAACAAAAAGAAATAATAAATTCTATTAATTGGTAGAAAAGAGGGAAGATGAGAAATAAAAAATATGATAGACAATATGAAAGATATGATTATTTAAAAAAAATACATATATGTGTAAATTGTGGAAATATGGAAACTGAGCCTAATAGTATATATTGTTTTGAATGCAGAGAAAAAATATACAATAGAAATTCAAGATATTACGAACAAAACAAAGAAAAATTAAAACGACAAAGAAAAGATTATTTTAAAAATTTATACTATCAAAGAAAAGAATTAGGAATTTGTACGAAATGTGGAAAAAGAAATGTGTGCAGTAAAAGTTCAACATTATGCATAGATTGCTACGTTAAAAAGAAGAGACAAAAAGATAAAAGATGGAATAATGAAATTCCAAGAGATGAACGAAAATATTATAATCTTTGTTATGTTTGTGGAAAAGCTGAAATATATAAAAGCAATTTATGTATAAAACATTATGAACTTGTAAGAAATCGAATGATTGAATTAAACAAAAAGCCAACATTGAAAATGCTAATTGCTAGAGAGGAATATACAAAAAAGTATAGAGATTTAAAAGAAAAAATTTTTAGAAAAATATAAATAATAGGGAGGTTTTAGAATGTATTTTATATTAGGAATAATAGTATTGCAAATTTCACTTGTAATTATGTGGAGTGTAGCTTGTAAAAAAATAGAGAATAAATCAAGCTTATTGTTTGTAGTATATATGACATATGTAATTGTTGTGATTATAATATGCACATGTTTTGTAAATCCAAGAATTAAAGAACTTGAAGACAAAGTAAATGAGCTAACAACAGAACTATATGAAAGCTATAACGTAAGAGATAGCTTGGAACAGGAGAAATAATGAATATAGGAAGAGATAACAGACATCCAAGATATATATGTGATAAATGCAGGGAACCAATATATTATATAGGGCAGAAGGGATTTGTAGGAATAAATCATTATTACAAAAGTACAAAAAATCATACACCTAGTAAAAGCTTTGATTTGTGTGAAAATTGTGAAAAGAAATTTAGAGAATGGCTAGAGATTAGAGAAATACCTACAATACACGATTTAATTAGCAGATTCCCAGTATATAAGGAGGAGCAATGAAAATAGATATATATAATACAAATAAAAGATACAATATAATTTATGCAGATCCCCCTTGGCAGTATAAAGATAAAGCCTTAGCAGGGAATAGAGGTGCTTGTTGCAAATATGAAGTTATGAATATAAATGAAATTAGCAATTTACCAATAAATGAAATCTCAGCAGATGATTGTATATTATTTATGTGGGTTACAATGCCTAAGTTGAATGAATGTTTTAATGTTATAAAAACTTGGGGATTTGAATATAAAACTTGCGGATTTTGCTGGATAAAAAAGGACAAAAAAAGTGATAGTCTATTTTGGGGAATGGGAAGATGGACTAGGGCAAATGCTGAAATATGCTTAATAGCTACAAAAGGGAAACCTAAAAGAATTTCTGCAAAAGTACATAGCGTAATAATTAGTAAGATTATGGAACATTCTCATAAACCAGATGAGACAAGAGATAAAATAGTAGAATTAATGGGAGATTTACCAAGAATAGAGCTTTTTGCAAGACAACAAGTAGATGGTTGGGATTGTTGGGGGAATGAAGTTTGAGGAGGAACGATGAAACGATTTGATGTGTATTATGAAACGAAAGATAAAAGAATTGAAAAGAAGAATTTAAGTGAAAATGAATTAGATAGCTTTATAGATAGTATTAGAGAAGGAGAAGAACATCTATTAAGAGTAAGGCAGGTAAGTAGGGATAGAGATGAGGAGGAAAGATGAAAATGTGGTATAAAATGGAATTGATATTAGCTCGCTTGGAAAATTATCTATTCTTTAACCCTATTATGAAGAAAACAAAACAGAAAAAATGTAAAGATTGTGTATATGCTTACAGAAAAGGACATATTTTTGCTTGTAACAAAAGTGGGTATTATATAGAACCTTTGAAATTGATTTGTTTTAAGAGGAGTTTTAAGAGGAGGAAAGATGATGGAAGAACTTCTGAAGGAAATTAATGAGAGCTTAAAAGTAAGGCAGGACGGATTAAAATATAGCTATTATGACAATAAAGATAAATGCTATGTAGAAGGAAGAAAGCAACCAGATAGGGGAATAGGGACTAAAGCATATACAGTAAGAAGAATTAATATGCTAGAAGATAAACTAAAAAAATTGAAAAAAGAATTGCTAGAAGGTAAGTATGATTTTAAGGGATAAGGAGGAAAGATAAGTGAGCAGATTTAATATTTATTATATGACAGATAAAAAGCAGGTACTAAGAAGAGATATATCTAAGGAAGATGCAAGGGAATATTTAAAATCACTAACTCATGCAGAAAAGGCACACACAGTAGTAGAGGAAATTGAAGAAGAAAACGAGGAGGAACCTATGGATAATAAAGAAAAGGTTAATACATGTTTAGTAAGAAGAAAAGAAATAGAGGTAGAGATAAAAGAACACCAAGAAAAGCTAAACAAATTAAAACAAGAATATGAAGTATTAGGAGATTTAGCTTCAAGGATATTAAATGAGGAAGAGGAACAAAAAATAAAAAAGGAAAAGGAGGAGAAAGATGAGATGTACTGGTAAAGAGCAATTAACTTGTGATGTAGAAAAACGTGGATGTGAACGGGTGCTTCTATGCAAAGGAAGAAGCATCTATACAAGAAGATATAAAAGTATTAGAAGAATTAAAAAATAAAAAGTATATAGTAGATAAGGTTGAAGGCTGGGAACAATATTTATTAACTACTAGGCAACAAATAGCTATTGAAAATCTAATAGCAAAAAATAAAGAATTAGAAAAATTAAGTGAAAATATAAAAATGTTTAGAGACAACAATTTATCATCTGAAATAGATTATGTTATAGCATTAAAATCAAATTTTATGGAGTATTTAAAAACAGATTACATTTCAAAATCAAAAATAGAAGAAGAATTTGAAAGAATGACATCACACGCTAACTGCTTTAATTTAGGAGATATGAACGATTTATTAGATAGAATTTTAAACTAGAAAGGAATTAAAAATGGATAAAATATTAATTGAAGCAGAAAAGATAGAAACAGAAATTACTATTTGTCATCAACAATTAAGTTATTGGGAAGAACAATATAGGAATACACCAGAAGGGGTTTATAAGAAAAGTTATTGGAGACAAATAAATCGTTTGCAATCTAAATTAGAAACTTTAGAATGGATAAAAGCTGAAGGAGAAGAAAGGAATTAATATATGAAAGAAGTAATTTATAAATGTGATTTTTGCAAAGAAACTATTAAAGAAAATCAGTTTACTAATTTTAATTTAGGACTAAAAAGATATGAAGTTTGTTTTTCTTGTTATAGAAAAGCAAAAGATATAGAAAATAAATATGAAAATGAAAACTCTAAAATATTTGATAAGTATAGTAAAGAAATTGAAGCTTTAATAAAAGAAGAAAGGAATTAAGATATATGAAAGTAATGATAAGTCAGCCAATGAATGGCAAAACAGAAGAACAAATAAAAAATGTAAGAAATGAAATAATTGCAAAATTTAATAAAATGCATATAGAAGTAATAGATACTTTATTTACAGATGAAGCACCAGCAGATTGCAATATAGCAGTATATTATTTAGGAAAATCAATAAGTGCAATGAAAGATATAGATGCATTATATATGTGTGAAGGTTGGAGAGAAGCAAGAGGTTGTCAAATAGAATATGAGGTAGCAATGAAATATGGAATAAAAATACTATATAGCGATTTCTTTGAAAATAGAACAATGATGGCGGTACCAAGAAATTTTGAGGAGGGTTAAATAATTGAAAGAAGAAGAAAAGGGAAAGAAAATATTAGGATTTATTTATCATATTTTAATAGATAAAAGAAATCAAAATAGATATTTTTCAACTATGTATGGAGATATTATAGAAGGGAAAATAGTAAGATTGGGTGATTGCTTAAGGTATTTAGAAGATAAATTAGTAGAAGGAGAGAAGAAAGATGAAGAATGATAAAGAGTTATTAGAAAAATTAAGTATAGAGTTTGCAGAACGATATGCATTAGCAACAAAGACAAATTATGATGTGAACTTAGAAAATGATTTATATGAAGTATTAAAAAACTATGATAGTAACAATAGATAATACTAAAAATTTCTGGTAAGAGAGGAGAGAGTATGAGAGAATATAAATTTAGAGGAAAAACATTAGAAAATTTTGCAAGTAATGTTAACCCAATAATTCTAAAAGACAAATGGATACACGGTGGGATAGTATTTGATGCAGAAAGATATTGGATTGATATGCCATATTATGGGCAAATTTTAGTAAATAAAGATACTGTAGGACAATACACACGGCTTAAAAGACTGTAATCGGAATTGAAATATATGAGGGAGATATAGTATCAAAAGAAACATTTGATGATACAAAACCTAATTATAGAAATATATCTTATGCAAAAGTAATATATATTGAAGAACTCGCAGGATTTTATTTAGTAAATAAAGATAATGAAATTTTATGGAATGTTGCAGATGATAAGTATAATATTGAAGTAGTAAGTACAATTTACGATAATCCAGAATTATTAGAGAAAGAGTGATAAAATGGAAAGATTTATAGTCGGAGGATTTATATTAAGTTTAATATTTAATGTATTGTGGATTATAGCTTTAATAGGTAGTGACTTAAAGCCAATGCTAAAAATATTATGGTCGACAGTGTTGATAATAGTATGTACAATAATATTTACTTTTATGTTTAAAGAGACAGATAGAGAATGGAATAATGGATATTGTATAAATTGTGGCACACCATATCAAGCCATTAGTTATTCGAGAGGGAGTACAAGATATGAATGCCCAAAATGCCATTATGCAATGAGTCGATAATCCAGAATTATTAGAGAAAGGAAACTAAAGTGAATAGTGAAGAAAATATAAAAAGATTATTAGATAGAAATGAAATACGAAGATTACAGAAATCAGCTAGAGACAAAGACATAAGAAAATTGGCTGAGTGGGGATATCAATTTGAAGATACTATTAGGCAAGAATATGAAAAAAACTTTGAAGAAACAGTACAAAAAGAATTATTACAATCAATAGACAACTTTATAATTGCTATTATTTACACATTACACTTTAACGAGAAATGTAAATTTGGTGGAAAGAGAATAGATGATTTTATGGAAGATTTATTAGCTACAGTGGATAATTTTAATGATGGTTCATATTCGCCAGAAACATATAAAGAAATATTAAAAAAAGAGGGTATTGAGATTAAACCTAGATAATAAAAAGTGAAAGAGGTAAACAAATGAATAATGTAAGAACAGATTGTTTTGCATACAATAAAATTCAAAATGATTGTAACGCATTTACAGAGATGTTTTGCAAAAATAAGGAATGTAAATTCTATAAAGGAATGGGATGGAAAAAGGCAATAAATAGAGAAATAAAAGACTATTCTAAAAGTAGGAGGAACTAAAGAATATGCGATTAGAGAAAGAAGATTATAATAGGGCAGTAGGAGTGCTAAAAAGGTATAATTATAATTGCATAACAATAATGAACATACGAGCAGATATAATGAGTATAGGAGTGCCTGCAAATGATGGGATGCCAAGAGCACCATATAAAATATCAGACAGTGTATATAATCAATACATACAGTTACAAGAAGATAAACAACTACAGAAATCACTCAAAGAATATAAAATAGTAAGACAAGCTCTAGAACTAGTAAATAAAGACAGCAGATACATATTTGAAGAACTTTATATTAAGAGCAAATCAAAGTGGCAAATAATTGATTCTGGAATGAGTGAAGCAACTTTTAAAAGAAGAAAACAAGACTTGATTTATGCAGTAAATAAAGAATATAAAAAAATGAGCCAAAATTGAGCTTTTTTTGCCAAAAATCGTGGTATAATTAGTACAGGTTAAAAAGTAAGGAAAGTATAAAGGTTCCTACAGAATTTCTTTTTTAACATAAAACCCTTATTTAAATTGCACAGTCAGAAATGGCTCGTTAGTCCAAGTGCAAAGTATATTTATTATATATAAACTTATTCTTATGTGGGAGAGTTAGAGAAATCTAGCTCTTTAAATTTGAACATTAGCAATAATTATAGTATAATATGCAAAAATATATTATACAAGGAGGAATAAAATGCTAGTACATATACATAATACAGAGAGTTGGGACGATAAGCCAGTAGATAAATACTATTTGCCCATATTAGAAAAATATAACTACACAGAAGAAAATGGACTTTCCTATATAGAGATTAATAATTTGCAAGAACTAATACAATTAACACAAGAAATAGATGAACTACAAAATAGCGACATTCAAGGCCTTATAATAAATTCAGATGGTGCTGATACAATTTCAATAGAAATATATGATGATTATAGAGAATAGTAAGAGTTTATCAGAAATGGTAAGCTCTTTTATAATGCTTATTAATTATGCTAGGTAATTAATATAAATTTGGCTGATTATTCCGAAAGTAATGTATCTCCTTTTTTAAGACTAGAACATATTATTTAGAACAACCTAGCAGTTCTAATTACTTATCTACCAAGAGTAGAAAAAGTTTCCGGGAACGAGATATGAAATAAGATTTCGTTCCTTGCGTTTCAGCCATGCTTTATCGTTAAAAGCGTGGCTTCAATTATATGTGAGTTTAGTTTAACTGGAAAAACAGCAGTCTCCAAAACTGCACGATAGTGGTTCAAATCCATTAACTCATGCCAAAGAGGTAATCTATGATAACAGAACAATTATACAAAGAACAAATCTGTAGCAATTGTGCTAATGAAAATTGTCAGAGATTAGAGCTAGTAACAATGAAGATAGATACAACAATAGTTACAAAATGCAAAGGGTTTATTCGCAAGAATGAAAGAAAGTGTATAGGGTTTAGAGGTGGATATTAAGTTAATATTAAGGAGGAATTAAAATGAAAGTAAAAGCAACAGGAGAATTTAAGAGATTAGGAGTAAATCCAAAGGAGTTAGATTATATTCCAGAAGAGGGGACAGAATTTGAAGTCTCTGGAGAAAGATATGAAGTATTAAAAGGAAATAATCATTATAAGGCTAAATTTGTTGAAGCAATTGAAAAAGTTAGAGAACCAATAGAAGTCGAAACTGCTAAAAAAGAAACTAAAGCAGAAAAGGCAATTAAGAGAACAACAAAGAAGAGTAAATAATGGCATATAGAGATAATCCAGAAATAGCAAAGAAATACAAAAGCAAAAGATGGCAGAAGTTAAGGAAGCAAAAGATACTCTTGAATCCGTTTTGCGAAAGATGCTTAAAGAAGCGGAATATATAATAGTGTTTATATAGTACATCATAAAGAGTATGTAACAGACTTAAACTATGAAAATGATGAAGTATTCTATAATATAGAGAATTTAGAAAGCTTATGTTTAGATTGCCATAACAAAGAGCACTTTGGAGAAAAGCAAGAATATAAATTTGATGAGAATGGAGATTTAATAAAGAATGAGTAAAAGAGTATATGAAGATGAAATAGGTTGTATAGTAGAAGAAAATATTTTAGATGGAAAGAATGAGAAGATTGGCCTTACAACAAAATGTATAATAGAAGAATATACAATAAACGGAAATAAATATCAAATAATGTATAAAGAAGAAGTTAAAGCCAATGAAGTATTTAATGCATTAAATAGAATGATAGTTAGTGGCAAGGATAGAGACATACAAGAGAATGTTCAAATTATAAAGTTGTATACTCCTTGCATAATGTCAGTTCCAACAGAAAAAAAGAAATGGTGGGATTTATAAGATAAAGTATACCCCCCGTCAAGCCCTAAAATAAACATACTAAGGAGAA